AGCGGGCAGGGAGACTTGATGGATTCCGGTGCCGTGTCCCGGCCATTCGTTGGAGGCGAGGCAGGCGGCGTAGGTGGTGAGGTCGCGGCGGACCTGCTGCGCGCCCTGGTGCTTGCTGGCGGCGTCCAGCATCACGGCGCTGGCCGCATAGGGCCATTCCGTCTCGACCGCCACGAACACGAACGCCAGCACGTCCAAGCCGCTGGCGCGCGCGAAACCGTCGCTGTAAAAGGCGTCCTGCACGTGGTAGCGCTTGCGGGCGATCTGGCGGGCGAACTCGGCCGGGCTTGCGTCGCTGTAGGTCTTGACGTCCAGCAGGATCACGCCGTTGTCGCCGGCCGGATGTACCCAGTCAGGACGGCAGCGGCACAACACGCCGGTATCGGGGTCGATCCAGTAGGCGGACACCTCCGGGCGGCCGGCGGCCAGCGCCTCGGCCACGTCCGGCAGCCGGCGCACGCTTTCGGCCTGACGCAACGCCGTCTCGCGCTGCTCGTGCGTGATGATGATTCGGCCCTGGCTCTTCTGATTCCATTCGGCCCACCACTTCTGGCGCGCAAGGCTGCTCTCGCTGGGGTTCTTCGCGTTCAGCATGGCCTCGGTCGGCCGATCCGGCGCGTCAGCGGGCAGCACGGCATAGCGCTTGTCGAACTCGGCCGGCTCAAGAATGGCGCAGTGCGCAAGCTGGCCTTCCAACTGGCCGGCGCGTTCCTTCTCGGGCGGCCGGGCCGGATCCAGGTGCAGGGCGTAGAACGTGGCCGGCGAGCGCGCCACGTGATCCAGGCCTGTCTTGCTGATGCCCGGGCCACGGTGATAGGCCTCGATGTCCTGGCCGTCGATCGTGCGCGGCGCGTCGATCAGGCTCACGGCTTCGGTGATGGCGTTCATCCGTACACCCGCGTGCGCTCGTGCAACTCGTTGAGGGCTTGCAGACGCTGCTTGTCGCAGGCCGCCAGGGCTTGTTCCAGACGCTCGATTTCCTGGCGGGCGATGTCGCCGGAAGCCTTCGCCACGTCGCGGCGGGCCTTGTCCAGACCGCGCCAGGGCGTAGCGCTGGCCGTGCACAGAATGCCGCCGCAGGAGCCGTCCTCGGTCATGCCGTCGACCAGTTGCTGGCCGACCATCGTGATGACCTCGTCGTCACAGGCCAGGATGGTGATCGCGTCGCGCTTCTGCTCGCCGGTGAGCTGGCCGATGGCGTCGATCAGCGAGAAATGCAGGCGGCCGTCTTTCAGTTCGATGTTCATGTCAGTCCTTCGCGGCGACTGCGGTCTTGCCGCAGCCTTCGCAGGCGGTGAGGGTGGATTGGGCTTGCTCGTCGCGCTGCTGGCGGTCGCCGTAGCCGAAGAGCAGGGCGGTCAGCACGGCGGCGACGATGAATGCGGACAGGCGGGCGTCGCGGTCGCGCAGGAGGCGGATCATTGGGCACCTCGGGCGGCGAGCAGGCGCGATCGGATCTCGTCGGCGTCTTCCTTGGCGGTCAGCACCAATCCGCGTTTGGCGGCTTCAGCCGTCCAATGCTGGTTGACGACAATGCCCGGCTGCATGTAGCTGTCATACGAATACTTGCGCGGTATTTCGGCCACTTCGGGCTGCGATAGCATCGCGTCCCACTTGGCGATAAGGAACGATCCTTTCCCCGCCTCAATCGCAGCGGCCACCAGATCGGCGCGCGGCGCCAGTGCCCAATGTGTGCGCGGCGTCGGCTCCAAAACCTGGGCGCCAGACTCTTCCCAGCCTTCCAGCACCGTGCCGTCGTTGTTGCCATCGCGAACGATGAAGGCGAATTCGCGGCCGTCTATCGTCACCACGCCTTCTGCGCGCACGTTGATGGCGTCTTGGCGGTCGCGCTGGCTGATGGTGATGTGCTCGCGGTGGTACTTGTCGGACTGCGCGGCCTCGCTGATCATCTCCATCACGTCTTGGCGGCGCGCGACCGGGATGTCGCGGTCGAAGGCCTCTTCTACGGTCAGAATTTCGCTCATGCTTCGCTCCACGGATCGAGGCGGACGTGCAGGCGCGAAAAGAAGTCGCCCACACGGCCCAAGGGGTAAGCGGCGATCAGGCCGCACAGGATGAAGAGGGGGAGGGTCATTTGCGCGGCGCCAGTTCGAACGACACATCAAGCTGACGCTCGGGGTCTTCAATCGCGTCGGCCAGCGTCTCCACGTAGTGCGCGCTGGCGCCGTCCATGAACTTGCTGAACAGCTCGCCGATCCGGCCGAACGTGTCGCCGCGGGCGTAGGCCTTGGCGGTTTCCTCGAAGGCCGCGCACAGCGCTTCGTTGCCGATGCTGTCCTCGTAGACCGCGTGGGCGGCCGGCTGGCGGTTCTCAGATGCCACCGCGTAGCGCACGACCTCGTGCTGGCCATCGCGCAGGGCAATGCGGACATCCCAGGCCAGGTCCATGCGCAGCTCTTGCTCGGGCGTCAGCTTGATTTCGGGGCGGGCGTTCATGATCAGTTCCGCCCTTCAAGTTCGGCCTGGCGCGCCATTTCGCTGTAATGCACCAGCGTCGCGAACTTGCGGAACTCATCGGCCCAGGTCGTGCGGATGCGCTTGCGGTTGTTGGCATCGGCCAAGTCCCATGCGGTAGCCAGGGTCTTGATGAACATGTCACCGTTGACGAGCATCGCGCGCACGGTGCGCTCATCAGTCACAGGCGGGTAGGGCAGTTGAACGGGAGCCGGTGCCTTGGCGTTCTTCCAGCTTTCGCCCTTCGCGTAGGCATCCAGCGACTTGTCCGCAGACACCAGCGCGGCCATCGCGGAGCTGATCGCCCCTTCGATATCGCTGCCGTTTTGATGTACCACCGCAACCAGAACGGCGCGGATCGTGTCCTCGGTAAGGTGCTTCATCGTCTTCTCCCGTTTGCTCACCGGGTGGTGAGTGCATGGGAGAAATTAAAGCATTCTTTCTTTTAAAAAACAAGCATGCTTTATTTGGTGGCGAAAAAAAAGCACGCTGTGCGTGCCTCACCTGAGTCGATTTAGCGTCGTCGTCGCTGCGTCTGAGCGTCTTTCAGCCTGGTGTAGACAAACGCAACCGCTGCGAACCCTGGGATCCAAACGACTGACAGGAACATTCGCTGCCAGTCTACGGGCATCCCGACGCCAGCAAAGTAGACCGCGACCATGCACACAAGTCCGGTGACTGCAGCCGCAATTACGGGCAGTCGGCTTGCTCTATTGATTGGTGCCACTATTTTTTCCCCTTGCAAGGAAACGCCTTGATATACGCCACAGCGAGCAACGTAGAGCCAGGCATATGCCTATCGTTGGGATTGTCTACCAAGTATTTGACGAAGATATCCTTAGACTGACCCAGGGTCACCCCTTGAGGGACACAGTAAAACAACTGCGATTGAGTCATCAACTGCTGAAGGTCCATCCCGTCTCGCACGCCCCTGATGTAACTCATGCACGTTACGTTTTCAGTTGGGACCTTTGATTGGCAAAGAGGCAGGAGGTAATTGCCCGAGAACATGTCAACCGCGTGGGCAGGGAAAGTAGCAAGAGCGCCCGCGATGGATGCTGCCAAGAAAAACCGCTTAACCATCGGTACAAACCTCCTCACGGGACCAAACAAGTTTTATCCAATCCGGCCTAAGCGGCGCGAGGGGCGCCAGGGCTTTTTAGGCCGACAGTTTCCTTCAAGACGCCTTCCGCGAAGCCTTCCACGCGGCCCTTCTGGGCGTCGCTCAATGCGTTCCATTGCTCAACCGTGACGGCCGTGAATGGCCACGGGGCAGAGGATGCCTGAAGCGGTTGCTCATCGCCAGTGGCCAGCCAGTACGGATTCACCCCGAGGTACCGCGCCGCGCGTTCCGAATTTTCGGCGGTAAGGGCCTTCGTCTTGCCCATGATCACCTGGCCGATGGCCTGAACGCTCACAGAAATTGCGGCTGCTAGTTCCTGACGCTCACGCCCGGCAAGGCGTAGCGCTTCGGACAATCGGGATCCGTACGTGCTTTTCATGGGCGCAAGCGTACTTTCATTCGGACAAAGCATGGTTGCTCCGGAAATTAAAGAATGCTTTAATGCACGCATGAAGAAAACCGAAGCTACCCGACTGCTTGGCGGCACTACCGCGGCCGCCGCCCAAGCAATGGGCATTACGCCGCAAGCCTATTACCAGTGGCCCGACGAGCTGCCCCCGCGGCTCCAGGACCGCGTGGTCGCCGCCATCGCGCGAAAACATCTCCCGGCCGAGCTGCTGGGCGATGCCACGCCGGCGCAGGAGGCTGCATAGATGGACGCCGCCGAAAAGACCACGGAAGAACGCGTGGCCGACCTTGAAACCCTTGTGAAAGCCATCCTTAGCCTGGCGGTGTTTGGCGCTGCTGCTGCTGTAGGTGATGACCTGCCGCAGGCGCTGCACAAAATGGCTGATGCAACCCCAGGAATGCCGGAGTCGGTTCGATCGGCGTTGCACGCCATTGCAGCCGCTATGAAAGGCGGGGGGAGTAGCGGTGATGTCCATTCCTGAATCTTCCGCCGTCGTATCCGCACGCGCACGCAGGATCGAACAGATCATCCTGCAACGCCTTGCGAGCGTGGGACACGCGCATGCAGCCGCATGCGTAGGGCTCGATGAGTCTGCGATCAGCCGGTGGAAGGACAAGAAGACAGACGGCCGGCCGGGTGAGATTGAGCGCATGGCGCTGTTCCTCGCGTCGCTGAGCCTGAAGGCGACCCCACAGGAATACAAGTGCTACGACGAGGCTACCTTGGCCGCGATGCTGACCTTTGCAAAGCAGCGCATGGACCAGATCCAGGGCGTCGGGCACCTCGCTTTCGAGGACGACGAGTAATGGCAAGCGCAACCCGACGCAGGACCGGCCCTGTCTGCTTGCTGGCGGTGCAGCTCTGCAAGAACCCCGATTTCCTGGCCTTCTGTAGCGCCCGCAGCGCTGACGAAGCCGCCGACTACATCCGCCGCGTGTGCCATGTTGGGTCGCGTGCCGAGCTTGATCACAACCCCGATGCGGCCCATGCGTTCCATGAACTGGTGCGCAAGCCTTTCGCTTACAGGAGGGCGTGATCGTGGCCCGAATCCGTACCGTAAAACCTGAGTTCTGGACCAGCGAACAGGTCATGAACTGCTCGCCGACTGCTCGCCTCCTGTTCATCGGGCTGTGGAACTTCTGCGACGACGCCGGCAATCACGTTGCCAGCCCGAAGACCATCAAGGCCAATGTCTTCCCCGGTGACGATATTTCGTCGGCAGATGTTCAGCGACTACTCGACGAGCTGTCGTCGAATGAACTAATCGCCTATTACTCCCATGAAAACAAGGACTTCTTGCACGTAACCGGCTGGCATCACCAGAAAATAGACAAGCCAACGTACAAGCATCCAGCCTTTTCCGCAGAGAAATTGCCCCCCCCTCGTCGAACGCTCGCCGACTCCTCACCCCCGGAATGGAATGGAATGGAAGGGAATGGAATAGGAAGGGAAGATATCTCTCCAACACCGTCTCAAGAGCAAACAGCGCACGAGAGCGATTTTCCGGCTGAAGCTGGATACCTGCCCAACCCCACGCCCTACGGTGCCATGGCAAAGCTGCTGCGCGCCAAGGGCATCGATGTCGCACCAGGCCGTCCCGACTTCCGCGAATGGGTCGAAAAAGGCCTGACCGAGGACGAAGCCCTGGCCGCCGTCGATGCTGCGCGCCAAGCCAAGCCCGCCCCGGAGCCGATCCCCTGGCCGTACCTGGCCAAGGTGCTGACGACCATGCGCACTGCCGCCGACAGCGTGCCGGACAAGCCGAAGCAGGGCGCCGCACCGAAGCAGGATCAAGACCGCTGGTGGATGTCGAACGGCGGTATCGATCGCAAGGGACGTGAAATCGGACTCTTTGCCCGTGGTGGCGAGGACTATCCGGCGTTCAAAGACCGCATCTTCGAAGCCCTGCGCCAGCGTGGCGCACAGGAGCAAGCCGCATGAGCTACGCCAACGATGCCGCCCTAGTCTCGGGTCAAGCCCCCGCCCACAATCCGCGCATGTGCTGCGTCCGTGGCTGCATGCTGCCCGGCTCGCTGTCCGACAGCACCACCGGGTCAAGCGACTGGTTTTGCCATCTGCACCACGGCGTGCCCTACGCAGAGCAGGCCGGCATCACCACCCGCATGCACAACCGGCGCAGCCTGTTCATCCTGGCCGGTCGCCTGAAAAACGCCTATCCCGGCCAGCCCGTGCCGAAGGACGTTCTGGCATGGCTGCGCAGTCACAACCGCGACGACTTCGCCGACGCCTACGTCAAATCCAACCGCAAGACCGCCCAATCCCTGGGCGACGCCATGCTGCGTACGCTGGTCGCCGAATGCGCCACGCCGCAAGCTCGACTTACCGACCCTGACCAAAAATCCAAGGCCGCCCGCGAAAGCTGGCACAAGGCCGTTGACCTCGTGGGTGACCTCGCATGAACGATCTTTCTTTGCCCGACCTGGAAGCGTATGAACCCTTTGCGGGCACTGCGCACTCGCCGTCTGTCGCGCGCGCGCACGTTTCGGCGAGCTACACGCTGACCCTGCCGTACCCGATCAGCGCGAACCGCTACTGGGCCAGCCGGACGGTCACGCCCCGCGGCGGCAAGTCGTTCACGACCACCTACGTGACGCCCGAGGCGAAGGCCTACAAGGCGCAGGTGCAAAAGCTGGCCCTGGTCGCTGGCGTGCGCAAGCCCATCGCGGGTCGAGTGCGTGTCGAGCTGACGCTTTACCCCAACCGGCCCCAGGACTGGAAGACGCGCATGCGCAAAGCCGGCGCGGCATGGGACGACACGGTGCAATGCCTGGACCTGGACAACGCGCAAAAGGTCGTGCTGGACAGCCTGAAGGACGTGGTTTTCCAGGACGACGCATGGGTCTGGGAGATCCAGGCCCGCCGCGCTGAGCCCGACGAATTCGGCGCGCGGCTGATGGCGGTGGTCACGCCGCTGGTCGTAGCCCAGCCGCAAACCGACCTGTTCGGAGCCGTCGCACAGGAGCGCGCAGCATGACCTGGTGGCAGATCATCCTGGCCGCGCTGGCCTTCATCGCCCTGTGCCTGTTTCTGGCGATCTGGGCGAAAGCATCGGCATACCGGCGCGACGCCGAAGAACACGGGGACCACGATGCCTAGAAGCCCTGACGAAATCATCGCCGCCAGCAAGGCGCGCACCCAGGCATCCACGAAGCTGCGCCGCATGGGCTACCGCTTCGCCAAGAAGGCCGCGACCGAGGCCGAAGCCGTGGCCGCCATCCACCGCATCACCGGCTGGCCGCTGCCGGAGCGTGGGGCGACCATCGAATACCTGCAGCGCTTCGCCAGCATGCCCGAGGGCGTGCCCGCGCCCAGCCGCCAGCATGACGCCCTGCACGCGCCGGAATACCAGCCCGACCGCTGGATCCGCGCTGCTGCCGCCCGCGCCGCGCAAGCCCAGCGGCCACTGGTTCACGCCGTCAGCCGCATCGAGAACCGGGGAGGGACCGAAGCATGACGCCCATCACGCCCGCGCCGCCCGTCGACTGGAACAGGGTGTTCCTGGTGCTTCGCGGGGAGGGGTACACGCTGTACGACGTGTCGAACTTCGTCAGCATCCCGCGCGCCACTTTGCAGGGCTGGATGAACGGCGCCGAGCCCCGGCACCAGGACGGAGAGACGGTCATCCGCTTCTGGTCTGAGGCCACGCAGTTACCCCGTGAGTCCTTGCCCGTGCGGCATCCGGCCGATTTCGTCAGCCGTCTGGCCGAGTCCAGGCAATAAAAGACGGGATTCCGTCCACACCCCAGCAACACAATCGGCTCCGATCTTCCCCCAAGACGGAGCCGAGCATGTCCAAGCGCAATCACCAGGTCCAGACCCCGGGCGAGACGCCCACCACGGTGCCCGACGGCGACCAGGTCGAAACCCAAGCCACCGACACGACCACCCCCGCCGAGCCTGCTGCTGACCAAGCGCCCGCGCCTGCCGAGAAGCCGGCCGAGCCGCCCAAGGCCACCGCGAAGAAGCCGGCCGAGCGCCCGGACTACGCCAAGATGCGCGCCGCCGACATCGACCCCGACGCGATCACCGCACCAGTGCTGTCTCTGGACGGCTGGGTCATCCCCACGCCCAAGCCGGCGACGAAGGTCTGACCATGTGCGGCAGCTTCGTCAAAAAAGTCCTGGACCCGGCAGGGCTAAACAAGCGCTGGGATGACCCTGTCGACACGCCCAGTACCACGGCGGTCGATCCGGAAGCCGAGCGCAAGAAGGCCGAGAACGAAGCGGCCGCCGCAGCCAACGCCAAGGCCGCCGAACAATCCCGCCAACGCCGCGCCGGCAGTCTTTTGGCTTCCGGAGGCACCGGTGGACAAGCTCAAACCTCGTCCGTCCTGGCCTACGGCAAGAACCGTCTCGGGGAGTAGCACACCGTGCCGCACGACGATCTGGCAGTCTCGATCATTCGACGCCAAGGCGAGCTACGGGGCCTGCGCTCCGACAAGGAAGACGTGTGGCGCCAGTGCGGCGACTTCAGCTTCCCCATCCGGTCGCAGGGCTTCTACGGCGAGCGCGAGGAACTGAGCGGCACGCAGACCAAGCAGGCCGAGTTGTACGACTCCACCGCCACGGACGCCGCGCGCATCCTGGCGTCTAGCACCCAGACTGGCAGTACGCCGGCGAACACGCGCTGGTTTGGCCTGGTGGTGCAGGACCAGGAAGACAACGAGCGCCAGTGGCTGGACGAGTCCGCCGAGCGTCTGTGGACGCAGATCCACGCCAGCAACTTCGATGCCGAGTCCATGGATGGCCTGCTGGACATGGTCGCCTTCGGCTGGTTCGTCATGTTCGTGACCGACGACCGCGACGAGAGCGGCGGCATCGATGGATTCAAGTTCGAACTGTGGCCCATCGGCAATTGCTACTGCGCGGCGTCCAAGCATGGCGGCCCCATTGACACGGTCTTCCGCCCCTACTGCCTGACCGTCGAGCAGTGCGTGGGCGAATTCGGCCTGGACAAGGTCAGCGACAAGGTGCGCGAGCTGTACATGTCGGAAAAGTACGACGAGAAGGTCAGCTTGATCCACGCGATCTACCCGCGCCGCGAAGGCAAGGAAGGCGCCAAGCGCGCCAAGAACATGCCGTTTGCGTCGGTTTATGTCGACTGCGACGCCAAGACCACGCTGCGCGAATCAGGGTTCCACGAGCAGCCGTTTTTCGCACCGCGCTGGACCCGCGTACCGAATTCCGTCTATGCCGTCGGCCCGATGTTCGATGCGCTGCCGGACGTAAAGACCTTGAACAAGCTGGCCCAGATGGAACTGGCCAACGTGGATATCGCGGTCGCCGGCATGTGGATTGCCGAGGACGACGGCGTCCTGAACCCGCGCACGGTCAAGGTCGGCCCGCGCAAGATCATCGTGGCCAACAGCGTTGACAGCATGAAGCCGCTGACGACCGGTGCTGACTTCAACGTGTCCTTCACCAAGCGCGAACAGCTTGCCGCCCAGATTCGCAAGATCATGATGGCGGACCAACTTCCCCCGATGGAAGGCCAGCCGCGCACGGCTACCGAGTTCTACGCCCGCATCAATCTGATTCGCCAACTGCTGGGCCCGGTGTACGGGCGCATGCAGTCCGAATACCTGAAGCCGCTGATCCAGCGCTGTTTCGGACTGGCCTTCCGTGGCGGCCTGTTCGATCCCCCGCCGCAGTCTCTGGCCGGCCGCCAGTACAGCATCGTGTATCTGTCGCCCATGGCCAAAAGCCAGAAGCTGGAAGAGGTCAGCGCCATCGAAGGCACCTTCGCCGCCGTGGCGCAGCTTGCCGCCGCGAAGCAAGACCCCACCGTCTGGGACAACTACGACGTGGACGAAGGCATGCGCATGGCCGCTGATGGTCGCGGCGTGCCGGCCAAGATCGTGCGCAACGCCGATGACGTCGCCGAGATCCGCAAGGTGCGCGCCGAACAGCAAGAAGCCCAGCAGCAACAGGCCATGCAGCAACAGATCGGCATGGAAGCTGCCAGTGCCGGCATCCAACAAATGGCTCAAGCGCAATGAGCGTCGACCCGAGTGTCTACAAGGAAATCTTCGAGGATGACCGCCGCGGTGCCGCCGTCCTGGAAGACCTGATTCAACGTTTCGCACGGCCGCAGGTGAACAGCGGTGGCATCGATGCCGTTCTCAAGACCTACGAGCGGGGCGGTATGCGCCTGGTGCTGGACTTCATCACGGCCCAGATCAATCGGGCCAACGGCGTGCCCGACGAGAACGCCGAAACTGGAGAGTAAGCAATGTGGAAACGTTCGTACCGAGTGATGCAAGAAGCGGGCGCAGATGGTGGCGGCACCGGGGCCGATGGCTCCGCAGGCAATGACGGCGCCGCAACGCCGCCCGCCGCACCAGCGGCAGCGGCAGCACCTGCAGCGCCGGCAGGCTCGCTGCTGAAGCAAGGCGAAGGCGCCACGGAGGCGCTACCGCAAGAGTTCATACCCGAGAAATTCCGCGTCACCAAGGAAGACGGCGCATTCGACCTGGATGCGTCCGCGCGCAAGTTGGCCGACAACTATGCCAACTTGGAAAAGCGCGTCGGAACCGGTGATCTGCCGCCCAAGGAAGTGGGCGAATACAAGATTGAACCGCCCGAATTTCTGGCCGAGTACAAGGCCGGCGAAGACCCCAGCATGCAGGCGTTCTTGGCTGATGCGCACAAGGCCGGGCTCACGCAGGGCCAGCTTGACGTGGTGATGAAACACCACTTCGAAGGCGCGCAGAAGATGGCCCAGGGCTTCCAGACGCTGGACCAGCAGCAGGCCACCGAGCAGCTGCAGCAGGTCTGGGGCAAGGACGAGAAGGAATTCCGGCGTAACGCTGGCCTCGCGCACGCGGCCACCAGCGCCGCTATCGAACGTGCCGGCCTGACGATGGAGCAGGTGGAACAGGCGGGGCTGGGCAACAACCCGGTGTTCCTGCGAATGATGTCCGCGCTGGGCGCCGAGTTCCAGGAAGACGCTGGCCCCGGCAAGACGTCGTTCCGCTCGTTCGGCGAAGACGACGTGCAGCAGCTCATGCTGTCCGACGCTTACAAGAACCCGCGCCACCCCGAACACGAGAAAGTCAGCGCGCAGGTTCGCGGCTACTACGAACGCAAGCACGGCACTCGGGCAGTCGCCTGACACCCCTCAAAAAGACGGGATTCCGTCTACCTCTCAGCGTGACCATTGCGGGCATTCACCGGCCCGCATGGCGCGCGGACAACCGGTTCTAGCCCTCCCAGTGGTGCGGTAGCCGGCAGCAATGGGCGAACTCAATGGGTCCGGTTTCCGGGCAACCCACAAGGCGAATTGATCAGACCAATCCGTTTTGGAGTTTTCCATGTCGAACACCATCACTGAAGCATTTGTTATCCAGTGGGATACCACGATCCGCCTTCAGGCCCAACAGCTTGATTCCCGCTTTGCTGGCTGCGTGACCGATCGCGGCACGATCACCGGCGAGTCGTTCACCGCCAACCGTCTGGCACCGCTGGACGATATGCCCGCGAACACGGTCCGCCACGGCGACACGGTCTTCTCGGAAGCCACGCATAGCACGCGCGTGGGTCTGATGCAGGACTACTTCCAGGCTCTGCCGGTCGACCGCAACGACGAACCGAAGCTGCTGGCCAACCCGCTGAGCGGCAGCTACATGTCGTCGCTGGTCTCGTCGCACAACCGCAAGAAAGACCAGATCATCTACAACGCGCTGATCGGCAATGCGCAGACCAAGGACGGTTCCCAGATCGCGCTGCCGTCCAGCCAGATCATCACGGCAAGCGCCACGGGTTTCACCAAGGGCAAGCTGCTGACGGCGCGCAAGATGTTCCGCAAGAACGAGGCGGACGCGCACAACGGCGAAGAGCTTTACATCGTCTACACCGCCGAAATGCTGGAAGACATCCTGGCCGACACCACGTTGACCAGCGCCGACTTCCTGGCCGTCAAGATGCTGCAAGACGGCGACGTCTCCGGCAACTGGATGGGCTTCAAGTGGAAGCCGTACGAGGCCGTGCAGATCACGGGCGGCAACACCGCACGCACCGTGGCCTGGGCCAAGAGTGCCATTCACTTCGGCTCCGGCTACGTGGAAGGCACGGCGGGCCGCCGCAAGGACAAGAAGAACCTCATGCAGGTGGACATGGGCGCGTCCCATGGCGCCGTCCGCGTCGAGGAAGAGAAGGTCGTCGCCATCGACTTCACCTTCTAACCCTCGATCCCCTGATCGAAATACCTGGAGAACACCATGGCTGAAGTCAACAGCGTGCAAGCGCAGAAAGTGGCGGACCGCAAGAAGTTGCTGCCCGCCGAATCCCATGGCCGCCAGCGTGTGCTGGTTGCCACCCTTCCGGCTACCCACGCCGCCTACGCCATCAACGACACCATCCTGCTGGGCACGGTCCCGGTCAACTCGCGCTTCCTGACCGGTGCAGTGCTGTCGGTGGGCGGCGCTGGTACCGCCAGTTCGGTGGTGGACATCGGCATCCGCAACGCCAAGACGCAAGTGGTGATCGATGCCGACGGCGTGGCCGATGGCGTGGACATTTCGGCGGCTGGCAAGATCGCGGCCGACACCGGCTTGCTGGTGGCTGCTGCGGCGGACTACATCACGCCGGCCGACGTCGAGGTATACGCGACGGTCCTGGGCGCTGTGCTGGCCGCCAACCAGCAGATCCGCTTTGAAATCCCGTACGTAACCGACTGACCCTTTCCGTGGTCACCCCCTGGGTTCCAGAGGGACATTGCCGGGGGCTCGTCCCCCGGCTTTTTTCTTTTCAGGTGCCGTGAATGTCTACCGCCAGCGAAATTTCCATCTGTTCCAATGCGCTCCAGCGGCTGGGGGCTGACCCTATCGCCAGCTTTCAGGAGAACACCCGGTTCGCGGGGCCAAGCTCCAACATCTGGCCGACCGTGCGAAACATGGTGCTGCGCGCCCACCCCTGGAACTGCGCGACCAAGCGCGTGATTCTGGCGCCGCTCGCCGAAACACCGGCCTTCGACTACAGCTACCAGTTCAACCTGCCCACGGACTGGCTCAAGACGGTGCAGGTGGGGCGGCGCAATTGCCCGTTGATCTACCAGCAGGAGGGCCGCCGCATTCTGGCATGCACCAACACGCTGCCACTGGTCTACATCTGGGAGAACACCAACCCGGGCACCTGGGACGATTCCATGGTGGAAGCCGCTGAACTCCTTCAGGCCGCGGCGATGGCCTACCTGGTCACTGCGTCCACCAGCCTGCGCGACAGTCTGAACCAGGAAGGGCAATTCAAGCTGAAGGTGGCCAAGGCCATTGATGGGCAGGACCAGCCGCCGGAAGAGTTCGGCGACTCGGCCCTGACCATGGCCCGGTTCTGAGGGGGACGGCATGCCGCGCATCAGCACCATCCAGACCAATTTCACGGCCGGCGAGATTTCCCCGAAGGTTCGCGGGCGCGTGGACGTGGCGCGCTACCAGAACGGCGCCGAGGCCCTGCGCAACGTCATCGTCAACGTGTACGGCGGCGCCGAGCGCGCGCCCGGCACGCGCATGATTGAGCCGGTAAAGAACGAATCGCAGCGGACGCGGCTTATCCCGTTCGTATTCAACCGGGACATCGCCTATGTGCTGGAGTTCGGCGACGCCTACATGCGCGTGTACCGCGCCAAGGCTGGGCGCATTGTGGTGGGCAGCACCCCCTACGAGATTGCCACGCCGTGGGGCATCGCCGCAGTGCCTGTGCTGCGTTTCGCCCAGAAAGACAACACCATGTTCATCACGCATCCGCAGATTGCCCCGCAGATGCTGCAACGCCTGGATGAAACGAACTGGCGCTTGCGCGCGGTGCCGTTCTCGGTAGTGCCCTTCGCGGAAATCGGGATTACGCCGAACTTCGGATTGACCCTGAGCGCTGCCACGGTGGGCGGTGGGCGCACCTTCACATCGGCAGGCGGCATCTTCCTGAATAGCGACGTTGGCCGGCAAATCATCGCTGGGCCTGGCATCGCGAACATCACGGCCTTTGTGAGTTCCACCGTGGTGACCGCTGACATTGCATCCGATTTCCTTTCCACCTCAATCGGCGCCAATGGTTGGACCCTGGCCGGCTCGCCGCAGGCTGGCCTGAAGCCATCGGAAAAGGGCACCGTCGGCAAGACGATCACCCTGACCATGCAGTCAAGCACGACGCCGGGCACGCCGCAGCCCGCAAAGGCGATCACGAACCTGGTGCACAACACCACCACCACGGCGCTTGCGACGGTGGTGGGACACGGATACTCCACCGGCGACACGGTCCGCATCGAGAACTGCGACCCGGACGACTACAACAAGCAAACCACGATCACGGTTATCGACGCGGATTCCTTCGAATATGACGGGTTCACCGCCTTGACGCCTGATCCGACCGTCTTTGGAACCGCGCAGAAGATCCCCGGCGCGGTGACGACCGGCTATGACGGATTCCGCCCCGGCGATGTCGGCCAGTATCTGCGGATCAATCGCGGCCTGGTGCTGATCACGGAATACGTCGATGCCCAGAATGTGCGCGGCGTGGTGCGCACCGACCTGGATTCGGACGTGGAAGCACCGGCCGGGGCCTGGAGCCTGGAGCAGAGCGTTTGGGGTGATGCCTACGGGTACCCCAAGGCTGTGACCATCAACCAGCAGCGTCTGGTGTTTGGCGGCACTGAGCGCGATCCGAACGGATGCTGGGGTAGCCGAACCGGGCTGTACTTCGATTTCACGCTGGGCGACCTGGATACCGATTCCTTCTTTTATGCGCTGGACGGCGAGAGCAACGGCATCCAGCACCTGGCGAGCGTGCGCGCGCTGCTAGCGTTGACCCTGGGCACCGAGTGGACGCTCGCGGGTGGCGTTGAGAAGCCGCTGACCCCGACCAACGTGCAGGCCAAGGACCAGAGCGTCTACGGCACCACGGACGTGCGGCCCGCCCGCATCGGCGATGAGCTGGTCTATGTGCAGCGCGCCGGCACCAGCGTTCTGGCTATGTCCTACAGCGTGTCCACGGACTCGTATCGGTCACCCGACCTGACCACCCTGTCTGAACACCTGTTGCGCTCCGGCGTGGTGGAAATGGCCTACCAGCAAAAGCCGGTGTCCGTCCTGTGGTGCGTGTGTAACGACGGCACGCTGGCCACCATGACCATTGACCGCGACGAGGGTGTCATCGCCTGGACGCTACAGGAAACCGATGGCGCCTTCGAAAGCGTCTGCGCCGTGCCCGCTGGCGACGTGGATGAGGTGTGGGTGACGGTGCGCCGCACGATCAACGGGGCGACGCGGCGGTACGTGGAGCGATTCGATCCTGCTGCCTACTGCCATTCCACGGCCTTCGGGACTGATCCTGCTGGGAAAGCGCTGTGGACCGGCCTTGATCATCTGGAAGGCAAGACCGTGATGTGCAACGCCGACGGCGCAAAGCTGCCCGCCATGGTCGTCTCGGGAGGCCAGGTCACGCTGCCGCGACTGGCCAAGCAGGTGCAATTCGGCCTGCAAGTCATCCCGCGCGTGAAGATGCTGCGCCCGGAAATCGGCACGCCCACCGGCACGGCCCAGGCCAGCAACATGCGCCCGCACGAGTTCTACGCGCTGTTCCTGGACACGGTCGGCGCCCAGATCAATGGCCAGCCGGTCAACCTGCGAAAGTTCGGCCCGGACATCCTGGACGAACCGCCAGCCCCGTTCAGCGGCTGGGAGGGGGTCGGCGCCATGGGTTGGCGGAAAGGGGAAATGTTCTGCGAGTTCACCCAGCCCGATCCAATGCCCTTTCACCTACTCGCCGTCGTGCGGAAATGGACGACCAATGATTAGGCCAGCGCAGCTTTCTGATATCGACGGCCTGTTGCCCATCGCGGCCGCCATGCACGCTGAATCGCGCTTTCGCGTCCTTGACTTCAGCCCCGACAAGATGCGGTCCCTGTTCGAGCATCTGGCGCAGAACGAGAACGGGTGCCTGCTGGTGGTAGAACACGAAGGCAGTCTGCATGGCGTCCTGGCGGGCGGTCTGGCGCAGGACTTCTTCGGGCAGACCGTGGCCGCCTTCGAATACGGGGTCTACGTGTCGCCGGCCCGGCGCGGGTCTATGGATGGCGTCCGGCTGGTCAAGGCGTATCTGGCCTGGGCCCGTGAACGTGGCGCCGTCTACATCAACATGGGGGTCACGACCGGCGTGACGACTGACCGGACAGGCGCGCTTTACGAGCGGCTGGGCGCGCGCAAGGTCGGTGATCTCTATTCCTGGGGGTTGTGACATGGGATGGTTCGCACTTGCCGCGATGGCGGTGGGCACTGTGATGCAAGCACAGAGCCAAAAAGAGCAAGGCCAGCAGCAGCAAGCGGCGGCGAACGCGCAGGCTGAGCAGATCGATATTCAGGCGGCGCAGGAGCGTGACGCCGCGGTCGCCCAGGCTGAGAAGATTCGGCGGGCAGGACGGCGCCAGGCTGCGGAGGCGGAAGCGGCTTATGCCAGCTCCGGGGTGTCTGTTGGTACCGGTTCGCCCGTTCGCATCAATGAATCCATCTACCGGGATTCCGAAGAAGACGCCTTCAACACCATTCTGACGGGTGAGCGGCGCGGCCGGTCGCTTGACACCGAGGCGGCGCTTACCCGGCGCGCGGGCGCCAATGCTCGCAGCGCTGGCAACTCGGCGGCAACTGGAAGCCTGCTAAGCGGAGCCGCGCAGTACGGCACCTGGAAATACAAGGGGACGACGAAATGAGGATTCCTGTCGGGAACTTCGGCAACCAGACCGCCCAGGCGGCCCCAGGCGTGCGCGTGCCTACTGGCGCGTTTGTGGATGGCAGCGCGGAGGCAATGCAGCAGACCGGCCGCCAGCTCTCTGGCATCGGGGCAGATCTGCTTGAGGCACAGAGCCGCGCGCAGACGCTGCGCCAGATGACCGAATCGAAAGGCGCGCTGGTCGGCCTTCAGGATGAGATTTCGCGGTCGGTCGAAGCCGGTGACCTGGATCCCGCGAAGGCGCAGACGGTATGGGATGAGCGCTCCAAGAAGCTCATGGGCGATCAGCTATCCAAGGTTGCCATGGGCCAGCGCGAAACGGTGGGCGCGCAGTTGGGTGAGCTAGGCCAGTCCCTCGGATTCCGGGTACGCGACGCGGCCACCAAGCGCACGCAGCAGAACATCGGCGGTGACCTGACGGCGCTGGGCATTGCCCTAGAGCGCGAGAACGATCCGGCCAAGGCATCCGCCCTGTATGACCAGTCCGTCCGCGCCATGGGCCCGTCCGCTGGCTGGGCGCCGGCGCAGATCGAAAACAACATCAACACGTTCCGCGAAAAGGCGTATGCGACCAAGGCGTACAGCCTGGTGAATGGTGCGCGCAACAGCATGGCCGACCTGAATAAGGTCGAGTCCATGCTCAATTCCGACGAGTTCGCCGCCCTGGATCCCCAGCGCCGCGCCGTGCTGCTGAACACCACGACGGGATACAAGACGGCCCTGGAGCAGCGCGCAGTGGCGCAGGCCCAGCGCGCCGAGATTCAGGCGGCCAAGCGGGACCGGCAGGCGGCCGGCATTTTCGCCGAGGTGCAACAGCTTTCCACCCAGGGCAAGAAGCTGGACCCGCAGTATCTGGCCGGCGCAGCCGCCGCCATGACCGGCACCCCCTACGAAGCGGCGTTCAAAGCCGCCGTTGAGCAAGCGCCGGCGGGCACGGCCTTCGCCATGCAACCGCTGTCCGCGCAGCGCGAAATGCTGGACGACCTGCTGGCTGAAGGCAACAGTCAAGGCTGGACGCCGACGCGGCAAGCCATGTACGACAACCTCGAAAAGTCGTACGAGGCATCTCAGCGCGAATACAAGGAAGACCACTTGCGCGCCGCCGTCGACCGCAATGTGCTCTCCGAGCTGAAAGAACCGGACCTTTCCAATGGGGTTCAATCCTTGATCGCGAGTATGCCGGCCTTGCTTGAACAGGCAAGCATCGTGGAGCAGGTCACAGGAAAACCTGAGTCGCCATTTACGCCCGAGGTGGCCATGCAGGTTGGTTCATTGCTGAACGCTCTTCCGCCAGACCAGCGCGCCACCAGCATCGCAACCCTGTCCAAGGCCGTGGGCACGCGCACGATGTCAGCCATCGCCGCCCAGCTGGACAGCAAGGATCGCAGTTTGGCCTTGGCTGCGGCATTGGGCGACCAGCAGCGCCCGAATGGCGGCCTGGTGTCAGAGCAGATCCTTCGTGGAGAACAGGCCATGAAGGACAAGCGCGTGCCGGACGCTGATGTGACGCGCTGGCGCACCGAGATTGCCGCCGAGGTGCGCGGCGTCTTTGCCACCCCAGAAATGGAAGATGCGGTTATCGACGCCGCCGTGCGCGTGCGCGCCGATGCCGACGTGCGCAAGGAAGGCCGCAGCATCCGCAGCGCCATCGAAAACGTGGCGGGCGGCATTGTCGACTTCAACGGCGGCAAGATTCCGCTGCCGCTGGGCATGACCGAAAGCCAGTTCGAACGCGGCCTGGTGGCGTTGACGCCGGACAGCTTCATCGACCAGGCGCCCGACGGCAATGTCTTCGTCGCAGGCAAGGCGGTGCCGGTATCCGATTTTGTGAAGGGGTTGCCCGACGCGGTGCTGCGCCATGCTGGCCAGGGCCGTTACACCGTGTCGTCCGGTACCGGCGTCGTGCTGAATCAGGCCGGGCAACCGGTCATCGTGAGGGTGAGCAATGGCACTCGATGATGCCTACCAGGGCGAAATCAACGAAGCACTGCGCAACCGCGCGCAGCTCGCGCCGATGGCGCCAGGCCCCGAGCGGGGCTTTAGCTTTTGGGGGATGGCAAAGGCGCCATTCACCGGGGCGGCGGCCGGTACCGTAGAGGCGGGCGCGTTCCTGTCCGACACCGTTGGCGCCTTCGGGTCGGCCATGGCATCCACGGGTTCCACCGGAGTGTTGCCCTTCGCCGAAACGGAAGAGCAGCGCGTATGGCGCGAGCAGGGCACCGGCGCGGCTAAGAAGGCGCTGGACGACGGCACGGCATTCAGCAGCGACACCGGCGACACCCTGCGCGACGCCAGCCGCTGGCTGGGGCCAAATCCGCAGACCGCAAGCACCGCTGAACAGATGGTGTTCGGCTTCACCAAGACCATCACCAAGGCGGTGGGCTACACGCTGGCCACCGGCAACCCGCTGACGGGCGCGGCGCTGACGGGCGCGGATGAGGGCGTCACGGCGGCGGATGAGCTGCGTCGACAGGGTGTCGACCTGGCCACCCGCACGGGCGTGGGCGCGGTTACCGGCCTGGCTACGGGCGTGGGCGTGGCGCTGCCGGTGGCAGGCCAGACGATTGGCGGCACGCTGGGCTACGCGGCGGCCGGTGGGCCTGGCCTATTCATCGCCCAGCAGCAGATGACGCGCGACATCCTGAACAACGCCGATTACAGCAACCTGGCCGACCAGTACAACCCGTTCGACCCCGTAGGCCTGGCCGTGTCTGCGCTGGTGCCCGCGGCGTTTGGTGCCTGGGCGTTGCGCGGGCGCACGCGGGCAGCAGCAAGGGAAGGGCAGGTGGTGCCCGCGCAGGCCGCCGAAGCAGCAGAAGCGCCGCGCGGCCCGGTTGCGCAGGAGCTGGTCGACGCGGCGCGCGTGCAGCGCGTGCGCGAGGTCGTGGATTCCTGGAACCTGGCCGACCCGTCCGACGTGCGCGCCGCCAATGACGCCATGATGTCGGTCATGCGTGCGTCGTCGCAGATGGCCGACGGCCTGCCGGTCTACGTGGCCGACCAGTTCCCCATGAAGGAAGCCTACGCGGCGCGCGCCCTGGAGACGATGGTGGCGCGTTCAGAAGCCGCCCGCGCGGAGCTGCTGCCCCAGGCGGAAGCGCTTGCAGACCCTGGCGCCATCCGGGCGCTGCGCACCGAGATTCAGGCACTGTCCCAGGCGCGCCGCGCCACTGGCGACGATGTGGAACTTCGCGCGCTGGCCGACCAGATCCGCACCAATGAACCGCGCACCGGCGCGCGAGCCGCGCTGAACCGCGCGCGCAAAGAACTGGACGCGCGCGCGGAAGAGACGGATGCGCGCATCGCCGCGCTGGAAGCGCAGATCGACGCCAACGCGGACGCCATGACCGCGCGCCAGGCGCTGGCTGTGCTGGATGAGCGGATCGAGCAGATGCGCGCCGAGCGTGCCGCTATCGACGCGCCGGCCACCGCTATGACGCCGGTGGCCGCTGGAGTGCGCGAGGCGGCCCGCGCGGGTGAGTCGGCGTTTCAGATCCCGGAGCGTGGCCGGCAAGCGACCGCCGAGCGAGCAAGCAGCACCGGCGCGCTACCTGGCGCCCAGGCTTTCGCGTCAGGCACCGATCTGGTCACGCCGACCGCCGCGCGCGCAGACGTTGACCCCATCGCGCCACCCGCCAAGATGCCCACCACCACGGCCGAGGTCACGAACGAGGCCTATGTTTCGGGCCGCCTGGCCGAGATCGAGGCCACCAACCCCGACATGCTGGTGCGAATGGACGGCGATGCCGAAGACGTGCCCATCACCGAGGCCGTCCGCCGCCTGAATGAACAGCTTGCGCAGGATGACGCGGACGCCGGCCTGCTGGCCGTGGCCGCGAACTGCTTCCTAAGCGCCGCATAAGGAAACGACATGCTCAAGAAATGTATTGATCAGGTGAACGCCGCTGCCGGCCGCACGCTCAGCCAGGCGGAAATCGCTGCCATCGATGACCGGCTTACCGGCACCGCCCAGGCAATGGCCCGGCAAGACCGCGCGGCGTGGCTTGCCCTGACGCCCGCTCAGCGCACCCTGGCCGCCGCCGAGCGCGCCATGCAGGACGCCCGCGCCGAAGCCCGCCTGAAGTTGCAGCGCCAGCAGCTCCAACTGATCAAGCGCGCCGACGTGGATGCCGAGATTGCCGGCATCCAGGAGATGCTTGGAAGCAATCGGAGCAGGGCCACCTACGAGCACATGCAGGGGACGTCCTCCTATATCAATGGTGTGCGTGATCAATACTGGTCCCAGTTGCGCAGCCTATTCGACGCCGCGGCCTCGTCCGAGGGTGTATCGGCAGGGCGCCGCGCGCTGCAGTTCCTGTTCGACGTCGAAAACCCGCAGATGACGCGGGATCTGGCTGTCGAGGTGTTCGCGCGTGGCGAGGGCGGCACGGGCAACCGGCTGGCCGTGGAGGCGGCCAAGGCCTGGGGAACGACGGTCGAGACGATGCGCCAGCGATTCAACAACGCGGGCGGCGACGTCGGCCGGCTGGAATACGGCTACCTCCCGCAGGGCAGTGACCAGGGCCGCGTGCTGGCTGCCGGCCAAGACGCCTGGGTGCAGCAGACTCTGCCGAAGCTGGACCGCAGCCGCTACGTGCGCCCAGACGGAAGCCTGATGGACGACGCGGAAATGACGGCGTTCCTGCGCGCCACCTGGGAAACACTGTCATCGGGCGGGCTGAACAAGCTGGAGCCGGGCGGATTCCGTGGCACCGGCGCGCGCGCCAACCGCGGAAGCCAAACCCGGCAGCTCCACTGGCGCGACGGCCAGGCCTATGTCGAGTACATGAGCGAGTTCGGACAGGGCAGCATGTACGACGCCATGACCAGTCATATCTCAGGGCTGGCCCGTGATATCGGGCTGGTCGAGCGATACGGGCCGAATCCGGCCCATCAATTCCGTGTTCAGGCTGATATTGCAGAGCGACAGGATGGGGGGCCTCGTAGAGTTGAATGGAGCTTGCTGGAAGGCCATTGGGACGTGATATCAGGTAATGCAGGAGCTGTGCAAAACGCCAGCCTTGCGCGCGTCGCGGCGGACGTCCGCAACCTGAACGTGGCTTCTAAGTTGGGGCGCGCTGTCCTGGCGTCTATTTCCGACATTCCGACCTACCTTCTGACCTCCGGCTACAACAAGCTGCCGTACTGGCAAGCGTTGAAGAACATCGGCGGCCAGTTCAGCGGCGAGACGCGGGAATTCCTGAACGCGCATGGCCTGATCGCCGAATCCCTGGTGTCCGACCTGAACCGCTTTTCGGGCGACCACATCCGCAACAACTGGTCCGGCAAGATAGCCAACAGTGTGATGAAGCTGTCCTTGATGAACGCGTGGACGGACGGCCTTCGCCGCGCGTTCCAGATGACCATGATGGGCGGCCTGGGCAAGATGTCCGGCAAGGATTGGGGCGCGCTGACTGAATGGGACCGCGCGCACATGGCGCGCAAGGGCATCACCGAAGATGATTGGGCAGTGCTCAGACAGGTGCAGCCGACCGAGTATCGCGGTCAGAAATACCTGACGCCGGAATCCATCATGGCCACTGGCGCCGACAACGCGCCGCAGTTGGTGTCCAAGGTCTTAGGCCTGATACGCGACGAGTCGGAATACGCCGTTCTGAATCCCAACCTTGCAACGCGCACACTGGCATCTGGCGGAGGACAGCAAGCCGGGACTGTGGGAGGCGAGCTATCACGAGCGGTGATGCAATTTAAGAGTTTCCCGTTGGCCATGATTTTTCGTCATTTTCGCAGAATGATCGATGCGCCCCGCGGACTTGATGGGGCTCCAGCAGTAGCCAATCGCCTTGCCTATGGCGCTTCGCTGATGCTGGGCACCACCATCGCCGGCGGCATCGCATTCCAGATCAAGGAAATGCTCTCCGGCCGGGACCCCCTGGCGGTGAACAGCGGACGGTTCTGGTCTGAAGCACTGCTGCAGGGTGGCGGCCTGTCCATCGTGGGCGACATGCTTTTCCAGGATCCTCGCGAGACGCCAGGGGGCTTTGCCGCATCCGTGGGCGGCACAGTGCTGGGGCCGTCTGCCGGAACCATGTTCGATGTGGTGGGCCTGGGTGTCGAGAACGCATGGCGCGCGGCCAGCGGTGATGACCTGAACCTGGGCGCTGGCGCGGCGCGCACGGTACGCGGCACGCTGCCGTATCAGAACCTGTGGTGGCTGTCGGGCGCCATCGATCACACCTTTTTCCACGCCTTGCAAGAAAACCTCAGTCCGGGATACTTGAGCCGAGTAGAGCGCCGCGCGTCGCGCCAGCACGATCAGGATTACTGGTGGCAGCTTGGGCCAGGCCTGCCGGAGCGCGGCCCCGACCTTTCCCGTGCCTGGAGTCGCTGATGCGCCAAGACCAATTCGAACGCCTGACCGAGTACGCCGAGAAGCTTATCGACGTGCTGGTGCAGGAAATGAACCCCGACAACTGGCCGGGCCACGGGGTAGACCCGAACAAGATGGACGCCCAGACTCGGGGTGATCGGTTCTGGGCAAAGAAGAACCCCATCGCCACTGTCACCCTGGCCATGAAGCTGAACAGCCTTATCGACCTGACGCGGCGCCAGACGGCGGGCGAAGGCGGCGTGGCGGCGGTGGACGACCATGCCGAGCCGGATGACGGCATGGAAGGCGAGGTCAAACGTGCCGAGAAGGAAGCCGCCAAGTTCCTGGAGAAGGTCCAGAAGGCGGCCGGCGCCACGCGATGAAACGCAAGATATCCTTCCTGGCCTTCTTCCTGATGTGGGCGAAGGTCCAGGGCTGGACTGTGCCGGACCTGCACGTCCGGATCTGCCATTGGCTGGGGACCTGCGACGATCCGGTGCGCGTGCTTCAGGTATTCCGGGGTGCGGCCAAGTCCACCATCTACGCCGTCTATAAGGCATGGCAGCTTTACTGTGATGGCACATGGGTGTCGCTCATCTGGGCAGCCGACGGGCCGCTGGCCAAGAAGCTGACGCGCGACACTATCAACGTTCTGCGCCGGCATCCGCTGTGCGGCGGCATGCTGCCCACCAAACCCGGTTCGCAGATGTTCTGGGTGTCTGGCGCCAACGACCCGCGCAACGCCAGCATGACCGCCGTGGGCGTGAATCAGAACGTCACCAGCGCCCGCGCGCGCGACATCGATTATGACGACGTCGAGGTGCCGAAGAACATCAAGACGGCCGACGCCCGGGAGAACCTGCGCGCCAAGATCCAGGAAGCCACCTTCATCCTGGTGCCCGGCGGCCAGGAAACCTACATCGGCACGCCGCACACGCACGACTCCATCTACCCGGAAATGATCGCGGCCGGCGCTGCGTCGCTGACGATCCCGCTGCTGGAAGACCAGATCCGGTACGAAGACACCACGAAGCGCACGCGCTACCCGGTTCCATTCAAGCCGGCCGCAGACGGGCTGTATGTGATGCTGGGCATCTACAAGCATGCCCGGCTGCTGGTGGAGGGGCGCGATTATCGATACGAGCGCGGCGAGGTCGTATTCGCCAAGCCACCGGGCGGCGCCGTGCTGGACATCTACGCGCGCTGCGCCTGGCCCGAACGCTTCACGCGGGCGGAAATCGAAATCCGCCGCAAGAAAACCCGAACCCTGAACTATTGGGACTCGCAATACCAGCTCCAGGCCAAGCCCATCAAGGAGTCCAGATTGGATCCGGAAAAGATAAAGCCCTACGCCGTGCACCCGCGTGTCGAGCTGGCCAACCGTGCAGTGCGCATGATGCTGGGCAACGTGCAGATCGTCAGCGCGCGCGCCTATTGGGATTGCGCGCTGGGAAAGATTCGCGGCGACGTGTCCGCCTTCTCCCTGGTTCTGGACGACGCGGCCGGGAATATTTACTGGCATGTCGCCGAGGCCATGGTGGGCGAGTTCGCCGAGTTCTCGGACGCGCGCAACGCCAAGATCATCGGCGGGCAGGTCATGCAGGCCTGCGCCCTGATCGAGCGCTTCAATATCCCAAACGTCTATGTCGAGACGAACGGCAACGGCGCCTTCGTCCCCCAGCTTCTGCGCCAGGCGCTCAAGCAACAGGGGCTGCGCTGCGGCGTGACCGATATCCAGGTGGGGCAGAACAAGAACGCCCGCATCCTTGACGGCTTGGAACCGCCCATGAAATCCGGCGTCATGTGGGCGCACGTCGACGTCCTGGACGGCCCGATGTGGGACCAGATGAAGGACTGGAACCCCGAAGTCAAGGACCAGCCCGACGACTACCTGGATAGCGGCGCGGGCGCGATCCTACAGGCACCCGTGCGCATCGGCCGGATGGTGAGGGAAAAAGACGGGATTCCGTCCGGGCTTGGGCGGGAAGATTGGCGCCCAACAGGGGGTGTGCACGAGGTCACCCTCGAAACCTAGCTGCCGGCAAGGCCGGCGCGTGCGCCGGAGTCCCTGCCGTGACCGTCCCCCAGAATCCAAATACCCGGACCGAGGCCATTGGCAACGGCATAACGGTTACCTTCGCTTTTGATTTTCTCTGCCTAGAAGAGCGGGATCTTCGTGTATCCATTTCGGATACCGTTTTGCCTTCGTCGCAATACAGCATTAGCGGTCTCGGGCAGTTGCAGGGAGGGGCGGTTACCTTCGTATCCGCACCGGCAGCGGGCGTTCCCATCCTGATGGAATTGGACGTTGTCATTGCGCGCGCGATCGACTATCAAGACAACGGTGATTTGCTGGCAGCAACCGTCAATTTTGATTTCGACCGTCTTTGGCTCGCAATTAAGGGGGCCTTCTGGTGGCTTCGGCGTTCCCTCATGCTTGGTCCTTACGATGTTGATGGGGCTGGTAGCTATCGCGCAAATAACAATCGAATTCAGGACCTGGCCGATCCGGTTGCTGACCAGGATGCGGTCAATCAGCGGTCGATGTTCGCGTTCGTCACCGACTACGTGGACAAGGCCATTGCCGGTGTGGTCGGTGGATTCGGATGGTTTCTCCAGGCCGGCATCGGTGCTGTATACCGCACGTTCCAGGATAAGCTGCGAGACAGCGTCAGCGTAAAGGACTTCGGCGCCGTGGGTGATGGTGTCGTAGACGATACCGCCGCCGTGCAGAAGGCGCTGGATGCCGGTCATCCCGTCGTAATTTTCCCGAAGGGCAGGTATCGCTGGGCGGCGAATGGTCCCACCGTTCGATCCGGCACCAAGGTGATCGGGCGCGGAGGGGTCATCATCCAGGAGAACTACGACGCCACGGCCACCAGTTCTGTCGGTACCGAATACTGCGGCCTGCGTGCGGAGCCTGGTTCTACTGACATTGAACTCAATGGGTTGAAACTCTTGGGCCCTTTCTACGGGCTGACGGTTCAACCAATCTATCGGTCTATCGCTTTCAGCGTCTCCGGCCGCTACGACCAGTATTTCTACAACAATTCAAACTACCCAGGGAATCCGCTGATCCCCGTCTCTGGCACGTCCTCGGACATCGTGGTGCGCCATTGCGTGATCGAGGGCTGGGGCCAGTCGGGCGTCATCGCTGACCAGATCGATCGCTTCTCGGCGAACTTCAACCGGATCCGGCATTGTGGCCGCGACGGTATCCGCATGTACGGCGTCCGCGATTTCGACGTCACGAACAACAAGATTGAGTACATGGCGCCCGGGTTCCCGGCAGAGGGCATCGACCCGAACAACAACGTCTATGGCGTCACTGCGACGCGGATCTACCATTGCACGAACGCAGACGGCACGCTGACGGACTATCGCAACAGCGCCTATGGGCAGATCGCTCTGAACGTCGTGCGCCATTGCCCGTCCTGGAAGGCGCTGGACACGCACGGCGGCACCGATATCACCTTCGCAGACAACGTCATCTTCAATGCCCACATCGGCATTGGACTGGACAAGGGTGGTTTCAATGCAGCGGATGGCTACGCCCCGCCGCGCCGCCTGAAGGTTCGCGGCAACATCATCAACGCTGACCCGACGAACGCCGCTGGTAACCGCGCCGGCATCTTTGCCGTGGCCCACGACGCGACCGAAGAGAACATCGGTGAGGATTTGGAGATCACCGGGAATCACGTTCAGGGGTACGGCGAGCAAACCCGAGACGGTAACGTCGTGGTCAGCAACTATCGCCGGCTCGTGGTTGACGATTTCACGATTCGTGGCGGCCTGCGCTCCGGGATCAACTTCCAGAACACCGTTGAAGACTACGTGATCGGAAACGGCACCATCCAGGATATCGGGATGACTTCTGGCGGCGCGTGCGTCGGCATCAACTTGCAGGCGTCCACACAACGGGGCGTTATTGACGGCGTTGCCTTCCGCAAGACGGACACTGCTGACACGATGATCGCCATCAGCTCGGCTAGCCCGAGCGCGGGCTACGGCGCCAAGGTCGGCCCGAACCTATCGTTCTTCGGAACGGTTGCACAGTTCAATTCCACAGGGGCCTTCATCCGGCAAGACAGCCCTTTCATGCTCAAGCCGCTGGCCTGGGGGAACATCAATAACGGGGGATCTGCCACGCTTGCCGCCGGGAAGGGTATTGCTTCCGTGACGCGCACAGGCACCGGTGTCGTGCGCGTGGTGATGACCGCAGCTGCCAGCACCACCAGCACATTTGCCCCGTATGCAACGACCAAGGGCACATCCGGGCGTTTGGTGTCCTGCGCCATCATCGATGAGTCGACCGTGGATGTGACGACGCGGGACCAGACCGGCGCGGCGGTGGACAGTGCCTTTTTCTTCAGCGTTATGGGGTTCTGATCGTGCCGCCCGAAGATATGGGTAGCAGCAGCGCCGATCTGCGAGGCTTGCATGCCCAGATTCAACAGTGGCGCCAGGAGGAGCGCATGGACAACGCTGCCAACCACGCCGAGAGCAAGAGTGAAATGGAAGCCTTGCGTCGGGAAATGTTGGCCCTGTCATCCGCAGTAAAGACGGCGTTCCCTGGTGGAGACTTTGATGGGCATCGTCGCTATCACGAGTTGCTCATCGCACGCGAAGAGCAGCGCCAGCAGATCCGCCGAGAAGTGTTGACCCACCTGCTCAAGGGCAGCACCTGGGCGATGCTGGTGGGCCTGCTGTGGATGGTGCTGCGCCATGCGAAGGACTACCTCAAATGAACATGATCCAGGACTGGCGCCGCAAGTTCCCGCGCCTATGGAGCGTGCGCCTGGCGCTATTGGCTGCGCTGCTGTCTGCCGTCGAGGTCTGCATGAATCTGTGGCTCACGGGCAAACCGCCGCTAATCGTGATCGGCGCCGGCCTTTTCTCCCTCTGCGCGGCCATCTCGCGCGTCATATCCCAACCGAGGCTGAACGATGAAGACCGGAGCTAAGCGCACCTTGCAGGGAACGGTAGGGGCGGGCGCCGCGGCGATCTTGCTTTCCATCGTGCCAAAGTTCGAAGGCTGGATATTGCGCGGATACAAGGACCCCATCGGCATCGTGACGGCCTGCGCGGGCCACACCAAGACAGCCGTGCTTGGCAAGCCATACACGCACGAGGAATGCGCCGCGCTGCTGGACCAGGATCTGGTGGAGCATGCCCAGGGCGTTCTGGCCTGCACGCCGGCACTGAACGGCCACACGAACCAGACTGCCGCCGCCGTGAGCTTTGCCTATAACGTCGGGGTCAGCGCGTACTGCCGATCGATGACGGCGCGGCGATTCAACGCCGGTGAGTGGGCGGCCGCATGCCGGGCCATAAACCAGGCCGATAACGGCAAGCCGCAATGGGTCTGGGCCGACGGCAAGATGCTGCCAGGACTGGTGACGCGCCGCGCCGCTGAGCGTGCGCTGTGTGAAACGGATCTGCCGAAATGATCCCGCGCGCCGCATGGCCCTACCTGATCGGCGCTGCCCTGGTGGTGGCTGCTGGTCTGGCTGTGGGCTGGTACGGGCATAGCCAACGGGTCGCCGGTCGCGCCGAATGTCAGGAAGCCCACCGCGTGGCCGGCCTGGAAGAGTTTAAGACTGAGGCGGAGCGGCTGACCGGCCTGTCGCAGAGCCTGGCTAATACGGCGGAGAAACTTGCCACCGCCGAGCCCAAGGTAATCGAGAGGTACACCCGTGAAATTATCCAGAGCCCTTTGCCTGCTGACTGTGTGCGCGACCCTGGCCGGGTGCGCACAACCAACGACGGGATCGACGCGGCCAACGCTTCCCGTCAATCTGAGCGCGCCGTGCCCGCCAGTTCCGCACGTTGATTCTGCGTCCTGGGACGATCTGGCCAAGGCGCACATCGCGCTGGCGTTCCAATACGCGGAATGCGCTGCCCGGCATCAGTCGGTGGTGGATGCCTGGGCCAAGCCCTAGACCTTCTCTGCCCGCGCCGCCAGCCAAAACCAACTGCTGAACTTGCCGCGCTTGGCCTTCTGCTTGCGGAAGGTAACGCGCACGGCGCCGAGGTGGCCGGCCTCTATCACCACGTCGTAATCCCGATCCTCGGCGGTGGCTGCCGGCGGCAGCGTCTGGGATGCCTGGGCGATGAATGGGCCGGGGACCTGGGCTAGGATTCCGTTGTCGGTCATGGTTCAGTCCAGCTTGTTCGCTATCTCGGTGGCGCTTTCGCGGTAGTAAATCATGAGCGACCGAGGATCACGGTGCCCGACCATGCGGGCCAATTCCAGCAGATCCAGCTTCTTGGCCAGGCGCGTGATCGCCGTTGCGCGCGCGTCATGGAACGTCGGGCCATCGACCTGCGCCAGCGTCTTGCCCTGCCGAAAGTAGGCATCCCGCAAGCCGGCGTTCACCGTGAAGACCTTGTCTTCGTGGATCCCCTTCATTGCTTCCAGCAGTTCGGCGGCCCGCCGCGACAAGGGCACGTCCCGCGCATCGCCGTTCTTGGACTTGGGCAGGTGCAGCATGCGCCGCTCAAGGTGCACGTGCTTCCATTCCAGGGTCAGGATTTCCCCCGACCGCATGGCGGTTTCCAGCGCCAGCAGGAATGCAACGGCGGTCTGCTCGCGCTTGTCCTTTGGCGTACCGCCGGCGTAACCCAGGGCTTCAACGATCTTGGCGGCCTGGCCTTCCTTGAAGATCACCTTGCGCGCTGGGTTGTCCTGGGGCTTGACCACATCGGGCCATGGGTCGTGATCCACATACCGCCACTCGCCCAGCTTGGCCCGAGTCCATATCGCGCGCAGCAGGCCGATTTCGCGCAGCACCGTGGCGCCCTGCACCTTGGCCATCCGGCGGTCGCGCCAGGCGGCCAGCTCGCCCGGGCCGATATCCTGCATGACCAGCTTGGCCAACGGGTCCGACTGCATGGCGGCGATGCGCGCCTTCTCCCAACGCTCCCCCGCCTTTTCTGGGCTGACCTCGTCGGCGTACCTCTGCATGACGTCGCCCAGCGTCCAGCGCTGAACCTTACCGGCGCGCACGCTCGCTAACTCAAGCTCTCGCCGGGTGGCCCAGTCCGTGGCCTCTCGCTTGGTGGAAAAGGTGGCGCTTTCACGGTGACCATTGCGGGCGACTTCAGCCCGCCATGAATCCCCGCGCTTTCTGTATGAGGGCAT